AGCCTCCGGGATATGCTATAATATCACCAATTGGTGAAATGGCTGGTTTCCAGTCACAGAAAAGGCCTTGAGACTTGTTCTCGGGCCTTTTTTGTTTGATATATAAGGAGAACTGCTATGAGTAACTTTGACTATACAACTGTTGATCAACAAATTCAAAAGCTGAAGGCACAGCGCTTATCTTTTGGCAATGAAAATTTCGCAAGATCTGTTTTGAAGACTTTCGGCTATTACAATATTATCAACGGTTATCGTGATCCCTACATAACCCGCGATCACAATGGCAAAACATATGTCCCAGGAGTGACCTTTGAACAAATTTTCGATCTTTTTTCATTGGACCACAGCATACGTAATTCTGTATTGGTTTCTATGATTGATATGGAGGAACATTTAAAGGCAGTTGCTGCGAATATAATTGCTGAAGCATTTGGCTGTGATTATGCAGATTATCTTGCTCCCTCTCGATATCGTAACCGTGCAACTTCTGATCCACGTTTTGGGCGCGACAGTATTCTAAACACTATGGAACAGGTGGCAAGAACTACTCATATTCAACCTATACAGTATTACCGCGAAAATCATCCTGTTATTCCACCCTGGATATTATTTAAAGGTCTACAGTTTGGTACATTTGTAAACTACCTCAAATTATTTAAAGGCCCTCAGAAAACTGCATTGGTTCAAGAGTTATATTCCCACCGTCTGTCTACGGTAGATATGGATATTTTAAAAGATTTACTTTCAGATACCTTATTTCTTTTATTAGAATATCGAAATCTGGCCGCACACGGAGGACGTATCTATAACTATATTCCCAGGAGCACTGTCCGCTACTTCACTGTTGATGGGCGGGAAGCCTCCAGAGGTCTTCCCTTATTGCTTTCTGCATTAAGTTTATTTGAGTATTCACAACCCTTTGAGAGGCTACATAATTCTATCTCTGCTTCTCTTTCACGATACTGTTCCTTACATCCTAATGATGTATCACGTTTGGAGATTGCTACCGGATTTGATATTGAACTGGAGGACAGAGTATGGATTAACCCTCGAACTAAAAAGTTTCATTTGTCTCAATACTGTAGTGGCTCTAAAAATAATGCAGAAATATCTTTAAAACAGGCTAAGCAAGAAGGATTTGTTCCTTGTAAAAGATGCTTTAAATAAAATTACCGGCCCAATGCGCCAACACCGGACCGGCCGATATCTCCGGAGAGATACCACTTCAACCAATTCATAGTGTATCATCTCCGGGCAGCCACCGCAAGCGGAACATCCGTTCCCGCTGGCTGTCTTTTTTGTACCCTTTTTTTGGAATGCTGTTGCGACGTCGCAACACAAATCCGCCTCCCTGCGGGCATACAATAAATCATACACCAAGCCTGCAGGAACACACCAGGGAGCAAGGAGCTGATCACATGTACAGAACAGAAATATCCTTCCGGCCAGACGAAATCGTCCAGTACCTTCGAAAATCCCGGACAGACGACCCATATCTCTCCGTAGAAGAAGTTCTATCCAAGCACGAGACGATTCTGCGGGAATGGGCCGAGCGGAATCTTTCCAGCCCGGTTCCGGAAGAGAATATTTTCCGGGAAGTCGTATCCGGAGAGACCATCAAGGACCGGCCGGAATTCCTGAAGCTGCTGCGGCTCATCGAGTCGCCGGACATCAAAGCGATCCTTGTGGTGGAAGTCCAGCGTCTCTCCCGCGGCGACCTGGAAGACGCCGGCCGGCTGATGAAAATTCTGCGTTTCACCCACACCCAGGTGATCACCCCGCATAAAATCTATGACCTGGAAGACGAATATGACCGTGACTTCTTCGAGCGGGAACTGAAGCGCGGCAATGAGTTCCTGGAGTACACCAAGAAGATCCTGAACCGCGGCCGCCAGCTCTCCGTCAGTCAGGGAAATTATATCGCTTCTGTGGCGCCCTACGGCATGGATAAGTACTGGGTGCAGGAAGGCAAACGGAAATGCCCCACTCTGAAGGAAAATGAAAAGGCCGACGTTGTGCGGCTCATTTTCCACAAATTCGTCCGGGAGCGGGTGTCTCCCTATGCCATCGGTCTTTATCTGGACAGTATCGGCGAGAAGCCGCCCAAGGGCGAGCATTGGACTTATACCGCCGTTCAGGAGATTTTGAAGAACATACACTATGACCAGAAGGTCTGCTGGGGACGCCGGTCCGTGGAGCATAAGATTGTGGATGGGAAAGTCCTGGAGATGCGCCCGCGCAAAAAGGACTTTGAGATATTCGATGGGAAGCAGCCCCGCGTGGTGGATCATGAGCTGTTTCTGGAGGCCCAGGAGCTGCTGAAACAGACCTCCCGGACCCGCCACGACTATACGCCTGTAAATCCCTTTGCAGGCCTCGTATTCTGCCGCACCTGCGGCTACAGCATGTCTTTCCGCTTCTACCGCCGGAAGGGCCAGAAAGACACCTGCCCGCCCCGTATGCTCTGCAGCAACCAGATCCGGTGCCGGAGCAGTTCCTGTTCTTACAGCGAACTTGAGGAGGCTGTGGCCGGCATCCTGCGCCAGACCATCGCGGAATTTCAGGTGCAGCTAAACCAGGAGACCTTTGACGCCGCCAGGGCCAGCGAAACCACCCTGAAGACACTGGAGGGACGTCTCCATGAGCTGGAGCAGAAAGAGCTCCGTCAGTGGGAAAAATACGCCGATGGGGAAATGCCGAAGGAAATCTTCGACCAGTTGAATGAACGCCTGCAGGCCAGCAAGAAGGCTGCCCGGAAAGCTCTGGAGCAGGCACGCGCCGCAGCTCCGAAGACGCCGGAGCAGATCCGGGAGAAGATCGCCCGGCTGTCCGATGCGCTGAACGCGCTGGAGGACGACACGGTGCCAGTGCCGCTGAAGAACGATTATCTGAAGGCCGTCATTGAGAGAATAGACTACTACCGCCCTGCTGCCGTCCGGAAACGCAGCGACAGCTCGGAACCGAAGGTCCGCGGCGGCTGGTACACGCCGCCCTTTGAACTGGATGTAAGGCTGAAAATATAAGGATTCTTTTCATGTATAACACCCCGGCTCTGATTCTTCCGTACCGATATCAGTTAACAAAGCGGCGCACTCCTTGTACGGCATCGTGTATCTCTGGGACAGATACCGCATGGAAGCTCCAAGTTCCCCGTTGGGGCCGCCATATCCCGGAAAGTTATAGTCATTTGCCTAAGATCGGTGTAAAATAAAATTAAAATCAAAAAAAGGAGGCGATAGTTACGAAAAATTACATTGAAATAGCTATAGAAGGATATACAAAAGCAAAACAGAGATTTTACACGGCATACCAAGCTTTTATAACTGAATGCGAATCTGCAGGGAAAAGCACTGTTATATTATCTCAAGATTCTGAAATTCTTTTAGCAATGCGAGAACTAATTTCTTGGGCAGTCGCATTGTATGACAGAATCGATAAAAGGAACGTCACAGCACATGACATTTCTTTTATGTCTGGTATAAAATATATCGATAATATCATAAAACATGAAGGAAATCTATTTACCTTATATGCCATTCTAAGACCAGGCATAAATCTTTCAGTAAAAATCGAAGAAGATACTGAAGGGCCAAATATTAAAGATGTCAAAATGACTCCCTGTATAGTTTGGGGGAATTTGGACAATATACCCTGCAAACCTCAATTTAGATCTCAAAGAAACAATTACTTTAACATTGTACAAAAGCTTTCCGTTTGCAAATGTATTAACAATATTGATGGTATTTTGCAAAAACACTATACTCTATGACTCTGAGAATATGGAGAGGAGGACCGTCAATTTTAACTCTGACGATCCTCTTTTATTATTATTACGCCTGTACGATAATTGCATCATACCCGTCTGCCAGCAACCTATCACGCATGGCCTCCGCATTGGAGCGGATGCTGTAGGCGCCAACCTGGACTCGATACAAGATCTGACTACTCAGATCTACAGTAGCAATAAAAGCTTCATATCCCTTACCCTTCAGCTCTGCCAGAAGGCGATCCGCGTTGGCCCTTACTGCAAAAGCTCCCGACTGGACCCTGTACAACATGCCTGTCGGGCGCTCCTCTTCCGAAATCGCCGCGATGTCTCCACCGTGGATACCCTCGGCAATTAGGAGGGCTACATCCGTCTTCTCAGCCAGCTCACAATCCTCTTCGCTGTCGCAGAAGAAACTCTCAACCATAACCGCAGTCGGCTTTGTGCTCTTGAGCATATACAGGCCCGTGCGCTTCTGAACACCACGATCTTTAAAAACTGTAGAGAGTTTTTCCTGGATACGCTGCGCCACAATCTTTCCGGCATCGGAGTAATACAGTACTTCACATCCTCTTGCGTTGTGCAGCGCAGAGGCGTTCAGATGCAACTCAGCTACCAAGTCATAACCGCCAGCGTTCGCCTTCGGGACTTTATAGCTCTTCTCATCAGTACTGCGCGCAAACTCCAGCTCCGGGCAAACGAGAATATCAACCGTGTGTCCTACCTGCCGCAGATAGGCAGCCGCCTGATTCACGATGCTCTTGTTGTACGCATACTCCAGCACTCCGCCATAGGAGCGTCCATCTGCGCTTGTGCAAACGCCTGTTTTCAAGATACTGTGTCCGACTGTCAATAAAATTTTCATACTTTCCTTCCTTTGTGCCGACTTGCGCCGGCACAAAAGGGGCGGTTATCCGCCCCTGATTACTCAATCTCTGTTTCTTCTTTAACTTCCGGCAGGCCGGCCACGCTGGTCAGCACCGACAGAACACCGGACAGCACCGATGCAGACAGCACTACCGGCCAATCTACCTGCGACATGACCGCTGTAGTTCCAATCGTGGCCACCGCCGTCTGCGCCATGGTCTTCAATGCACGAACTCCTGCAGCCTTCAGCCACTTCTTCGTCTTTCCACTCATTTTTCATCCTTCCTTTCCAAATCTTCTATTCTGTGGTTTGCTACTTTGATTTTTTCTTCATGGACCTCCATCCGTTCTTCCAGATGATAAGTCCGCTCTACCAGATTGTTATGTGCCTGTACCTTTTTCTCAAGCTCCTGCAGGCGGTACGCGATCAGGGCGGAGCTCTTCCGCTGCGCAAAAAAGCTGCCTCCCAGCGTTCCCGCCAGAGACAGCAATGCAACAATAATTGATTCAACCACTCTACTCCTCCCCCTCCTCTGCGTGCCGCCACAGGCAGTAATGGGGCCGTTCTTCGTCAAACATCCAGTACCGTAGCCAGTCATCCAGCATAATCGCAATTAAAGATACTGGTACCCATAATAATATGTACGGAACGCAAATCTGTCCCAACAGATTCAACGGCATGTCACTGTAATCCCAGACATTCCACCCCAGCCACAGATTGACGATGCAACCTGTCAGAAATTCCAGTCCTGTGATGATAACGGCGCCGATGAGCGCCTGCTTCCACAATGGCATGCACCAGGGTATCAGCTCGTTGATGAGCCCGATGAGCGCGAAGCACAGGCCACCCAGAACGAACATGGTCCAATGGCTGTGCCCCCGCCACACTAGCTCCAGAATGATGTACAACAGACCGCCTGTTACGGCCAGAAACATTTCTTTAAGATACTGCCTCATTTTCCTCTACCTCCCCGGTATTGCCCATAACTGCAACCAGATAATCCTTCAAAACTTCGCTCTGGTATTCTTCCGGAATATCCACTCCATAGAATATTGTATTCAGCTCTTCCGTTGTAGTTGCTCCCGCAATCCACATATTCAAGCTGTTGCAGTATGTAGTGTGATAAGAAACGTGCTGCATCGCCGCCGTAATAATAGCCTGCATCTCCTCCGCAGTATAATATCTGCAGGGATGACTGTCCTGATGATATTCCAGCTTTTCCGCGCCGGATACCAGCTGCGCCTGCTTGCCAAACAGATTGATCTGGTCCTCTTCTTTCAGACTGAAATGCTCAACAGTATCATCCGGAAGGACTACATCCACACCGGCATGGATAATCTGTCTGCAGGCTTCGCCTACTTCCTGAAGCTTCTGTGTCCTTACCTCTTCCAACGTAGGCGGCTCCGGCTCCGGTTCCGGCTCTGGATCGGCCGCTTCAGATGGCGCCGGCGGAACGTATACGCTCGCATCGTTTGACAGGATAATGCTTCCGTCCTCCATTTCCCGGTAGATAGTCGTATATCCAGTATAATCTCCATACACAGTACCTTTTTCGGTCAAAACTTCGAAACCCGTTATCACCTCTACACCGTCTGGAATCGGAAAATGCAGCTGTACCAATCCTTCTGCCGGAACAGTAACCTTCATCTGATAAATGGTGCCGCTCCCCTGAAACCTCACATTCATTTTCTTTCTTCTCCTTTCCAATGGCAAAAAGCCATTTTTAAAGGTCCTCTATCCAGAAGGCATTTAAAAACAGCTTTTTTAATCACAAAATTCTAAGATTGATAGCATCTGGTCGAAAATATACCCCGTGGGAAGCATTTATATGTCCACCAGTTCTACCAATCCGAGTACATTATTTGGTGGTTCCTGGTCTCAAATTACGGGTAGATTTTTGCTTGCTGCTGGTAACGGATACAGTGCAGGCTCTACTGGAGGAGAGGCTACACATGTGCTGACACAGAATGAAATGCCAAATCACACACATAGTTGGTGGATGTACAATTTTACACAGGTAGGTGGTACAGGTGGTGGAGCTGGGGTTCTGGCTGGTGGAACAACTTCACAAACGACGGGCAGCTCAGGTGGCGGAGTAGCTCATAATAACATGCCACCTTACTATGTCGTATACATGTGGCATCGTACCGCTTAAGCAGTTCTTCTCCATACATAGACCACGAGATATGGAGGCATATTATTGTGGGCTGCGCCACCACCTGTGCTTTTAGTATTTACAGTGCCTGTCCCGCTTGCGGCAACAAATCCTCCCCATGCACCCGAACTGCCACTGTATGCTCCCATATAATCGATTCCATGAGCATGAGCAGGCATTTCGTTCTGCGTCAGCTTATGCGTAGCTTCACCTCCTGTAGCTCCTGCAGAATATCCTCCTCCGGCCGCAAGAAGAAATCTTCCTGTTATCTGAGTCCAAGAACCGCCAAAAAGCGTTCCGGGATTTGTAGAGTTTGCAGACATATAAATGCTTCCTACAGGATAAATTTTCGACCAGATGCTATCAATCTTAGAATTTTGTGACCGTCTATGCCTATTCTGGTATACTTTTCCCATCAAATTTAAGGAGGTTCCTTATGAAAGAACAACTCATCGATAGTATTTTACAGTTCCTTTCCGGAAAAATTTCTGACGAAGACATCACAAATCTCCGTATGCAAATCTACTATCAACTAGCAGATTACCAAGTCACTAAAAAATGTACAGATTTGGCCATCACACCCGAAAAAACCTATATGGACTACCTGTATATGTATCTTGCTGCCCTGCGCATGGCAGGACGCTCCGAGAAAACTCTGGAGCATTACCACTTGCAGCTGAGCCTGATGCTTCACGCAATCCAGAAACCCGTTCAGGACATCACCACTGACGATCTGTTCACCTATCTGGCCATTTACAAAAATCAGCGCCATGTTGGAAACAGGTATCTGGATGGAAAACGTGTCATTTTCAATGGTTTCTTTAGCTGGATGCAAAAGAAAAAGCATATCGTCTACAATCCTGCTGCCGCCCTGGACCGTATCAAGTATGAAAAGCGTATCAAACAGCCCTTATCCGATGAAGAACGTGAAGTCCTACGCTGTGCTTGTGAAAAAGAACGTGACCTGGCTCTCATTGAGACCTTGTACTCCACGGGAATGCGCGTCGGAGAGCTCGTCCGCTTGAATCGTCAGGACATTAACTTTTCATCTATGGATTGTATTGTTTTTGGAAAAGGTGCTAAAGAAAGGACCGTATATCTTAACGGTTCCTCCTGTCATCATTTAAAAACTTATCTGCTTTCTCGCGTAGATAATAATCCAGCTCTTTTCGTGTCTGGAAAATCGCCTCACCAACGGCTCACAGAGCACGGAGTCTGGCAGCTCCTAAAGCGTCTGGGACAGCGCGCCGGTGTCTCAGACATATACCCCCATCGCTACCGGCACACAACTATAACAAATGCCATCAACAGAGGGATGCCTGTTCAGGAGGCCCAAATTATTGCCGGCCATGAAGATATCAATACTACTATGATATACTGCGCCGTTTCCTCTGATAACGTCCGAGCATCGCACAAAAAATATCTTTCCGCATAAGCTTTTGAAAATGAATCACTCCCGGCACTCTCCGGGAGCTCTTGTTATGCCATCACTATTCGTTCTGTTCTCCTGTCTTTATCCCATCACAATCACAAAATTCTAAGATATGGCCCGTGGGCAGCATTTATTTATCTGTTAAAGCCACAAATCCTGGAACGCTCTTTGGTGGAACCTGGGAGCAGATTCAAGGCAGATTCCTTTTAACTGCAGGCAGTGGATATTCCGCGGGCGCCACTGGAGGTGCTGCATCGGTCACAAGTGGGGGAAGCAGTGCAGCCAATACAGGAGGCACTGCAATTACCGTAAATCAAATGCCGTCGCATAATCATGGCGCTATTGTCAGAGATGAAGGCTCAGGAAATTATTTTCAAATCGATGGGTCACGTCAACGTAATGGTTCGATTTATGCCTATACCACATATACAGGCGGCGGACAAGCCCATAATCATACAATGGCGCATACGCATCAAGTTAATACTATGCCTCCTTATTTGGTTGTGTATGCATGGAAACGTATTGCCTGATTATTTTGCTCGCTAACTATGAAACTCGTTTCCACATGTACACTACTAAATAGGGAGGCATGTTATTATGTGCCCCATTCCCGCCAGAAGAAGTTGAAGTGACACTTAGCAAATCTTTTCCTTTATAAAAACTGGAATATGCTACTCCCCAGCCTTGGCTGCCCTCTCCACCATTAGCGAATATAGGGGTCGAATGGTTATGGCTCGGTGTTTCAGCTACCGTCAGCTTATGTGTGGCTTCACCACCTGTGGCTCCTGCCGAGTAGCCTCCTCCTGCTCCTAAGAGGAATCGTCCAGTGAGCTGTTGCCAGGAACCACCGAAAAGAGTTCCAGGATTGGTGGAGTTTGTGGACATGTAAATGCTGCCTACAGGATATATTTTCGACCAGATACTATCAATCTTAGAATTTTGTGATTTCAGCGCATCGCCTGTCGCCTTCGCATCGGCGGCAAAGCCGGCCTGCGTAGTCACCATGGGATCTACCACATCGGAGGAATCAAACTTTTTTTCCACCTCCGTATTAGTGTCATTGATATCCTTCGCCCCAAAGGAATCTCCTTCCTGGGTATATTCCGTTACGTCTTCGAAACTGACTGTTCCATCCTCATTCTGTATCATCTGATACTTTCTGTTTCCTTGGAACATCGCATCCTTGTAATCTGTCTTCAAGCTCATCAGAAAATCCCTCCATTCAGTATAAATGCCAGTGTTTTTCGTCCTTTTACAGCTCCCATAACATTCTCATAAATAAGCAGACAGGCGCTTTCTATTCGATTCAGCTCCTGCCAGTCGATAAAAGGCGTATTATCTGCAAACGTCTTCTTCTCTCCCACTACAAATGGGAAAATACCTTCGCACAAATTCTCAATATTCTCTTCAAACAAATTGATCTCATCTGCGTAGAAACTGTAATCCTGGTAGGTCTTATCTGCTCCCATGGCAGAAAAATCGAAATCCGGCCACACGGCAAGCGCCTGCGTCCGGATCTCATTCAAATTGCCTTTTATACAGTTATAATCCTCTATGTTAAAGAAGTCACTGGCCTGCCAGTCTGTTTTTGGCTTCTGCCACATAACTCACATCCCTCCTTGCTTTTATCGTTCCGCTTAAGCCTCCGTTATATTTCAACGTATGCTCAGTCACACGAATCAGCATATCTGGTACATATTTGTTTTCCAGGAATGCCAAATCATTGGCGTCCAGCCGCGGTTCTCCCCGATAGCTCAGATTATATTCCCGGTCTGCCAGCATATAGTCTCCAATCCATTCAGCCAAATCTGCAGCATGCGCTGCATCGGAAACCAGCGGGTTCTCCCATACTTCCAGACTTCCTGTCGTATTCAGCTGCCGTCTGACCTTCGCTGTGCTGACAGCATATTCTTTACCGGATATTACCACTTCTACCGCTCCGGCCACACCGGAAAACTCCAATGCAGCAAAATACGCGCTGCTCTCCACAATTGTCACGCTCTGTCCCGCGGCCGGCTCTGCCAGCGACGCCGACAAGCCATAGGATGCATTTCCAAAATAAAAAGTGTATCTTTCTCCGGATGCTGATACCGTTACCGTTTCCCGAACCAACTCCATAGTGCCTTCGCTGCTGGGTCCATAAATTGTCCTCACAACCTGAAGCTCCCGTACCTTCGCCAGCTGGGTTCCTTCCGGAGATTTAAGTAATTCTGTCCCATATTCCAGGTGGTAATCTGTGCTGTCTCCAAAAATGATTCTGTCCAATACCACACGGTTATTGGGACACCCTTTCGTAAATTCTATAACCAGGCAGTCAAACTCCGGAAACTCATGGTTTATCAATGTCTGCTGGTCCAACGCAGAAACAGCATAGTCTTCAACAGAATTGTCACCGTTATAGGCATGAAGGAGCGCTTCCTCCGGCCAGTTTCCGCCGAAAACCAGTGTCAGGCCGAAGCATTTATAGGCAGCTTCCAGAGAAATAGTGATTGTCGGATTCTCCGAAAAATCCCCTTCTTCATCCGCTGCCACTTCTGAAACATACCCCGTATTAAGATATGCCGCCCCTTCCTGTTCCTTTGGCAGGAAATACACACTGCCATCAGATACTGTATAGTCGCGGCCTGTCAACGCATAGGCATCCTTTGCTTCCTTTTCAAGTACCGCTGCCGCATGCGAAAAGTATGCTTCATTATCAGATGAGGCTGTCATATCCGGAAGAAAGCTGGATTTCAAATAGATTTTTCCTGTTCGATCCTGATATAAAATACAGCGGCCTGCATTTGCAATAAGCTGCAATGCTTCTTTATGGGCTACCACTGGAATCGGATTCACTATCATAACTTCCTTCAGATACGGATCGAGCCAATAATCCCGGCTGTCCACTCCAGCATCCTGAAGAACATCATCCGCGCAGTCATACAGGCTTATCCCGTCTTTATGGTAATTTCCCCTGTAATACGTTCCATCCATGCTGTCAAATCTGTCCGAAGCAGAAAAACTCATCTCATCGTCATCCGCAGACCATTTTTTCAGGAACAGCGTCACTCCTGGAATCCATTCGATACTGCCATTATCTAAGGCCTGGCCATAAACAGCTTCTATACTTTGCCCGATTTCCAGAAAGTTCACTGAGCTTTCTTCATTTTCGATGTCATAGGCTCTGTCCTGGTTATTCACCGTCGCATCGAAATCAATAGATGGCAGTTCCTCAGAAATAGGGCTGATACTCTCCTTTTTCGTAGCTGACAGGATTTTCTTGCTATCGAAATACACACCGATTCCCATTGTAATCTGATTAATCCGCAGGCGGCTCTGGCCATTCACCATTGTGGTTGGAATGAACTTCAAAAACGTAGCAGCTTCAAAGATATCCTCTGTCACATAATGACCATCTGAATTGCCCGTCACCGTAACTGTATGATTGTCAGACACGATGGTAAAATCTACCGGATAAGCCTTTCCAAACTCAATAGTCAGCCCCTTAACGTCATATTCCAGCGGAAAGTGTATTTCAACAGTTCCAAGAATATTTTCAGTCACTATTCCCTGATTCAGCACAACGCTTTCCTGTCCTCTGGGAAGGAAATACATACTGCCGTCCACCGTTGTATAGTCCTGATCGCAGGCCGCATACAATTCCTTCACTTGATAGTTGTCCATAGGTTTTACAAGATCAGAATAATATGTATACTCATCCGGCTCCGGAATAAACGCGGATGCCTGAGCCGGCTGATTTATCATCCCGATTGTAATCCGCAGATGCGAAAGTGGATTTCTCCACTTTCTCCGCATCAGTTCCTTATATGCACTGCTTGCCGCCTGCATGCGTCATACCTCCCCGCAGTCCACCAGATTCACCTTGCAGTCCTTATACATAGTCGGAAGCCCCTCGGCATTCTCTTCCCAGACTTTTGCTGTCCGGTTCCCCGGATACATTCTCTCCGTTTTCCAGCAGTTATTCTTCATATCCGGAAACGTGACCGTCACTACAAACTCTTCAAATTCCTTCAGAATACTGCTCCAGGTAGCCGCATCCAGATACGACCACTGGAGTCCGTCTATTTTATCCTGATCCCGTCCTACCCGCTGTCCCACAAACTCTCCCAGAGCATTTTTGCCCTTGTTCACGTTCGTGGCTATGGTAAGCCCGGGGCCGCGGTCATAATTCGGATATTTATGCCCATTGATATAAATAGCCATATTATCTACCTCTTTTATGTAGTCCGCAGCGTGTATCCGCTGCGCCTGTCAAGCTCTGTCAGCCGTTTCTTTATCTCTCTGATATCGATATTCACTGTCAGATCCATCTGCTCAATCAGCTCAATGATCCGTTCCAGCAGTTCAACCATAACCGCCAGATACTGCTCACTCATCCCGGAGCCGCCTGCCTGTGCGGCCAAAGCAGCGGCCCGATCAGCCATTGCCTGCATCTTATCCTCCGGAGCCACAATCTCTCCCTGTCGCCGGTTATCGCCAATAACCGCCAGCTGAGGAGTGTTCGCTCTCACAAAGCCGCCCTGCGCAAGACGGGGAAGACTCACATGAGACAGCGTAGGAATAGAGGGCAGACCGACAAATTCTGCAAGCGGCCCCACAAGAGAATTAATTCCATTAATAATGGAGTTAATTCCGTCCACGACTCTGTTCGCCATATTTTCTACGCCGCCGATAATGCTGTTAATCACACCTTTAATGGAACCCCAGATACTATCCCAGATGCTCTTGGTCTTATCCTTTAGTTCATTCCAGGTGTTTACGATTCCGTCTTTTAACTGTGTGAACTTTTCACTCGCCGCAGTCTTGATATTCGACCAGATTACTGACAGTTCGCCTGAAATCGCACTCCATATCGCTGAGGTCAGATTCCGGATCAAATTCCAAATCTGCTCAAATAAGGTTCGGATACCGTTCAGAACAACTGAAACATTATTTTTTATCGTGTTCAGAGTGTTCCGGATAATATTCCGGATTGTATTCAGCGCTGTATTAATAAGCGTCTGAATCGTGTTCCAGACAGTGGTTACGATGTTCTGGATATTCAGCCATGCCTCGCTCCATTCTCCGGTGAATACATTCACCAGAAACTCAATAAAGGATGCTGCAATCTCCATGAAAGCTGTCAATAGCGTGGAGACCAGACTAAAAACTCCTTCAAACTGCGCCCACAGCTCCGACAGCCGCGTTGAAATCTCGGCAAAAAATACTTCTGAAAGCCAGCTCACAAAGGGACTGATAAACTCCCAAAAAGCCGCGACAGCTTCCTCAGCCGCTCCCCACAGATGAAGAAATGCATCCAGTAAAGGCTGAATATAGTCAGATGCCAGCGCAGAAAAACGTTCCGCTATCCAGTCTATCGTAGGCGCCAGATACTCATTGTAAGCATTCAGGAACCCTGAAACAACTTCCTGCCAGCCGGCAGTAAGCCGTTCATATGCAGGCTCTATATACTCATCATAAGTTTGAGATATCCTGCTAAATGTGTTGGTGACGAGATCTGCCAGACTTCCTGTCACCGTCTCCAGCGGTTCAAGCATTCCGGAAAGCGTGTTTTTCAGCTTATCCTTATTGGCAGAAAATACGTTTGCGATCATCTGTGAGATGTTCGCAAAATCCCGACTGACAATCTCTTCAGCCCCAAGCGCCGCATTGGAGAAAATCTCAATAATATTCGCAGTGATCTGCTGTCCGGTCTCGCCTTCAAGGACCTTGAACACGTCCGCAAAATCAACTGCGAAACTGCCCCATGCGTTTAAGATATCTTCTTTCGCATTAAAGCTGTTAACCAGTCTTTCCTTGATATATCCGGCATTGCTGCTCAGATATGAATCTATGCCGCCAAGCAGATTTGCCCCCATCGTAACACCGACAGAAGCAAAGGCTCCGGCTATCTTTCCCAGATTCAGCGCAAAAGAATCCAGAAGGCCATTGGCCGCCTCCTGCACCGCCGGATCTGTAAATATATCAATAAAACTCTCCTTGATTCCTCTCAGAGAGTCCTGAATAATCTCAAGGCCTTCCTGATTCTGAAAGCCGATTTGAAAACCTTCTTTAAAGAGGGCCTGCAGTTCTTTTATCCGGTCAATCAGTGCCTGATACCGCGCATCCAGCTCATCCACGGGAGAAGTGTCCAGTTCTCCCATATCAAAACTGTCCGCACCATAGCCGCCGCCACCTCCGGAATCGCCAATATCCACATCCGGATCAATGATATTCAGCTCATCAATTCCGGTCGTGACTGTCTTCAGGTCCTTCGCAGCCTGCTTTGCCGCGCTTCCGGCTCCAGAAACTGCTGTTCCGGCGTCGGCTGCGCTTCCGGCCACCGCCTCCATTCCTGCTGCCGCTGCCGATGTGCCACCGGAACCTTTCTTTCCGGTAATCAGCTCCGTAAACGACTTAAAAGCATTGGCCAGGCTCATCAGCTTCCCAATAATCGTATTAATGACCTTGATTACCGGTGTCAGAACATTAATGAGACCCTGCCCGATGGTCGCCTTCAGGCTGTCAAACTGCAGTTTCAGAACGCGGACCTGATTGGCCCAGGAATCCGATGTACGGATAAAATCTCCGGATGCCAGAGACAGCTGGTCCTGCACGAACTGATACCGCAGGGCCACCTTCTCGGCCTCACTCATGGCCTTCGTGGTCTTGCCGAATCCATTGGCCAGAGCATACTGGTCAAGGGCTGCCTGAGTCATAACCACGCCCAGGTCTTTCAGGCTTTCTGTTTCTCCCGTGAATACGGATTTCAGTTTTGTATATGCCTCATCCTGGGAAAGATTATAGAAAGAAGCCACGTCCCCGGCCAGACCAGTCAGGGTTGTTGACATTTCATAAGCGGCCTGCTCCCCGAAACCGAAAGCTTTTGCCATAGCGCCAAACGTTCCGGTAAACTGCTTGGCCATGGTCTCAGACAGGCCGAAAGACTGAGCTGCGTTTTTAGCAAACTCATCCACCTGGCGGGACATCCGCGGGAAGGTTACATCTACTACATTCTGCACCTCCGCCAGATCGGAGCCCAGCTCAATACACTGAGCTCCGAAGTCTACCAGTTTTTTAACTGCAAAGGCGCTGGCCAGAGCCGCCCCTGCCTTTTTTGCCAGGGACTGAATCCCCGACATCTGCTTTTTGAAATCTCCCTGATTTACGACCAGGTCAAGACCAATCTGACCTACACTGTCTGCTGCCATGTGTCACACCTGCCTTTTCATAAGACAGGCACATCGGCACAGCGTCTTAAAGCCTTAACTCAAATTCTTTCCTGCAGTCTTTATTCTTGCACTTGAAAAAGACGCCCCTGCATGCAGCGTCTTCCGTCTTAATGGCATTAACCGGATGCCCGCAGAACGGACACCGGACCTTCTCTGCCCCTTTTATTTTCTCAATGTCAACCACCTCCGCACATTGCGGCCATCATCCGTTCCAGCTCTTCCATCTGCTGCAGATACGTCTCCGGAGTCATCCTTGCGGCCTGTCTCTCCTGCCAGTCATCGTAGATTTTTCTCTGCTCTCTGGAGAACTGCTTGATAATTTTTTCATCTGTCTCAGAACGGATAGCAACCACGCGCCCCAGAGGCGTCTCCGGAGCTATTCCGGCCAGCAGCTCATAGAATTCGTCCCAGCTGACCGTCTCAAATTCCTTTGTCTGGATTCTCAGCCCGTACTGCGTCAGAAAACTGGAGACTATCAGCCCCCAGTCTTCAAATAAGTCGTAGTACGGGTCATTACTCTCCCCCGGAAGTATCCCCTATAATCAGCTTAATTGCTTCCTGGATCACAACCATCAAATCTCTGAAGCTGAGCTTCATATTGTCAATCTCCCGGCGGGATTCCTCCGGGAAAATCAACTCATATGCTTTTATAACCTCTTTTACATTCTGTGAATCCGAATCCATCAGGCTCATAGCCTTCAAAACGGTGGGAGCATCCGCCTTTACTTCCAGTTCCTTTCCTTTGATCAGAAGCTTCGGATTCTCATCAAAGGTCAGTTTTTCCGTAATATCTACCGCTTTTCCCATAATTCATATCCTCCTTTTTATCAGCTGGTTCCCTGCTGGCCTGTACCTGACGGTTCAGATGGTGCCGGCGTAAATGTCGGTTTTCCATAGCAGACTACTTCAAACTCCAGGGTATCGAGGTTTGTAGTATCTCCGCCTCCCGGCGTCGTGACATTCACAACCGCATCACAGGCCAGCTTAGCTCCGGATACCATTTCCCACTCGAACTTTGTCATAACATCCTGTCCAAATTTCCAGGCAAGGCCGGCGATATAATCATTTCCAGGGTCTCCTACAGAGCGCTTTCCCTTAAAGCTGAATGACAGCTTCTTTCCTGTCATAGCCGCCTTTGCCCATCCTTCGGCATCCATGGCGTACCATTCCTCCACTGTGCCATCGATGGCAGGCGCAAAGTTTTCCAGATCCGCCGGCATGGCCATTTTATCTTCCGAACTGCTGGTACCCTCTATACCAAACTTGAACTTATTATTGTGTACCGGATACACTTTTCCTTTTGCTGCTTCAGGCATATCTCAATCCTCACTTTCTCTGAAATATAAAATCCAGCCAGATTACATATTCGTAAATACCATTATCGTCCGTTCCCACATCCACAGGCTCCGGAACCTGCAGAACTAAGAAACGTATTTCTTCTTCTCCTATCGTCAGGCTGGTTTCTTTTAACAGGGCATCGTATAATGCCCGAGCTGACTTTTCTGATTCCAAAACATCCTTGTTCCAATGGACCAGAAGAGACACGCGCTTTATGTCATACGAGGAATAATCCAGGCCGCCCAGAGGAAGCTGCGGCGGGCCTTCTCCTTTCCGATTGTACACGCCGATGGATTTTTCCTTTTTATTATCGAGTTTTCCTATGTAAACCTTGTCATCCTCTGCAATTCCAAGCCCCGCAATATACCCGCGGATATCTCCCAGAGATAGCATCACAGCCCCGCCTCCTCTTTATAGAACTTTTTGAATGCTTTCGGAGCAAAGTCTGCTTTGCTTCCGCCAGGCAGCCAGTCCTCATACCATTTGCCTCGGGCATTGGGATTCTCGCCCTTATCAAAATGGTATTCCGGATGAAAATACAGCCGCCGGGCATATGGCGTGGAAGATACAAGTCTCGCTCTTCCGTCGCTGGAATCGGTATAATCTACAAAGGTACTCTCATTCTGCAGATTTCCAGTCTGAAAAGGGAAGACCTGAGCCTGCACTACTTCCGTATGCAGCGCTTCCGCAGTCTTCTCCAGCGCTGTTACAGCCGCCTGCGTCAGCTCCCGGATGCGCGCCATGTTCAACTTCACCGTAGATTTCACCTGCATCACATCACCTCCAGCGTGCAATAGTTTACAGTGCCGTCCGGATTCCTGTTCTTTGTTCCCTGCACGATCCGCCGTTCTTCTCCAAACACAGTAACTGTCCCGCCGCTCAAAGACGGCATATCCGGCGCAATGTCTCCGGGGAACAGCGCTGTCCCGGTTATCTGTACCAGTTTCTTTTCCGCAGTCAGAATTGTCTTGGCCTTGTCCTGAAAATTGCAGGTCAGTTCCAGATCCGCCGTGTATCTGGGCTTCCCCAGATTCGTAATTTCTTCTGACTCCAGATGAACCTGAATCTTTGTCCTGCAGAGCCTTTTCGGCACCAGACATGGATAATTCATACGCTCACCTCGCCAATCTGCAGCACAGCCCGGTCTGGGACAGAAGGGAATATACATCTCTTTTCATCGCCACGCCCTTTTCCGTAAATACGTTCCAGGAACTTCCGAACTGCGCAGAAACACCGTTGATACTGTAACTCGACAAAACCGTATTGATCTCGTCAGCATTCTCATATTCGAAATCTGCCTGCTGGCAGACCACCTCCTGGACCACATCCTGCTGAAAAGAGGCCAGATTCGAAAATCCCTGACCCACAATCCGATTGTAAGTCAGGGAATCGATATGTCTGCTGGCCTGCACCAGCGCCCTTTTTAACTCATCTTCCGGAATCAGGCTGCCCCCGTAAGTGTCCAGATAATACTCCGGAGTCACATAAGGTTCATAGGCCATTCTGCCGCCTCCTTACGATATGGACCACTCTCCATCAGAATTCGTGGCCGTTTTGGGTATCTCACCATCCTTAAAAGTAAAACTTTCTGTCTTACTCGGGACATTCTCAAACACCTTGCCTGCGGTGTCATAGGTCACACCGGATAAAGAAATCTCCGTCACGGCGCCGGTGGCGGTATATGCCACTGTAATCAGCCGATCTGGGAAATTGTCATCCGCTGCATCCGGCGTCAGGGTTCCGAACCGCACCGTTTCTCTGGCCCGAAGATATGCCTCATTGTCCGCCTCTTCCAGAGCATCCTGCATGGGTGTTCCTTTGTGCTGGCCAGTATATTCACCAGCTGTCGCCAGACGTTCCCCTTCAATCGGGGAACCATCCGGCCAGTCCACGTTTCCGTATTTCATTTCATTCGGCATCTACAACACCTCCTTACTGCACCTTAATCTTGCGCATGATTCCTGCTGCCTTTGTGGCCTTCAGCGCTGCAGCCGCCAGCATTTCGACCTCGCCCTTCTTTACGGCGCCGGCCTTCGTGAAGTCCGGAAGCCACTGCTTCACCGGAAGCGCGCCGCTGGGAGAAACCGCGTGGAAACCATCCAAAGCAATTCTCGCAGCATACAGAGACGTCTCTCCTGTACTCTTGTCCGTCGCCACGATCGGCTCATTGGAACCGCTTTTCGCTCCGAAATCCACCAGAGGAATGTCGCCATAGCTCTCCACCTGCTGGCCAAACTCATTTTTTGTCGTCTGATACATGCCGGCTCTGCGGGCGCAGGCGCGGATCTTCGCAATCAGCTTCAGATTTCCTCCGATAAAGTCCGGCCTTCCGTCCAGGCCCATCAGGAACTCATCCAGCTGGTCCAGGAAGAGCTGATAATTTTCCGTAACCTTCGCCGTGGTGGAAAGGTCGATTGCCGCAGAAGGTTTATACTCCGTGGAGCTGCCCTTTACGGCCACATCCAGACCATCAAAAGCCTTCTCATCCTTGCTGGAGTCCCCGATAATCAGCGTCTCGGAGAACAATGCAGAAGCAGACTTGATTTTCTGCTGCATCTGAAATGTCACTTCGTCATCCACGCCGCCCATGTCCGCGATAACACGGTCAATCTCAAAGGCCCCTCCAAAAATCTTCAGGTCCGTGGTGTACTTCTGCTTCTTGGCTTCGCTCGCTTTATACTCTTCATTTACCGCGCGGAAACCTGCGGTGGAAGGCGTAATCACACGGAAGTAGCCGTATGTCATAGTCGCGCCGCTTCCCACCGGGGAAACGCAGTCATCGAAAATCATATGGTCCAGAAGAAAGCTGGATTTCCGGAATTCATCGATAACCGCCATAGATAATTTATCCTGTGTCTTCAGTTTTGCCTGTGCCAGGGTTACTGCCATAATTTCTTCACTCCTTTACCTTTTCAGTGCTTCAGATACCGCGCCCTTTAAGGTCACCGGTTCATTTCCCTGCTGCTGATTGTTCGCGGCTCCCACCTGAACGAACCCGGAAGAACCGGATGCCTGCGGCTTCAGAGCCGGAATATCCTCCAGAACCTTATTAAGCGATGTCTTCAGCGTCTCTTCATTGATTTTCCCGTCCTGTCCCATCACCTGTCCCAAATCGGCCATTTTCAGGACATAGGGAATGGTTTTTGCGTCGATTCCCAGTGTCACCGCCATCATTGTCGCCGCGCTCTCGATCTGCGCCTGCTTCGCCGCTTCCTGAGCGGCTGCCATCTGGCTCTGCGCCTCCGTAATTTGTCCCTGAAGGGCGTTCACATCCGGCTGATTGGCGGCCTTCTGCTGCTTGAAAGCTGCAATGGCCTGCTCCACCTCCTGCTGGGAGAGCCCCTGCTGCTTAAAATAGGCTTTCAGAGCGGTATCCTCTTTGGCCGCCAGCGTACCTTCCAGCATCTGCTGAATTTTGGCATAGTCGATTGCCGGTGCATTCTGCGGCGGCGTCTGAGGATTTGCGGGAGAATTCTGGTTTCCGTCACCGCCATTTCCCTCTCCGCCTCCGGATGACTCTGCGAATAACTGTAAATTTAACGGGAATCTTCTTGTCATATTGTTTCATGCTCCTTTCCATTTTGAGAGTGTCACTCTTTACTGCTTATCCATTTTCATCGGTGTCGCCGGCCGCGCAGCAGTTTATTGCCATGCTCGCGTTTGGGCATAAAAAGAACACCGATCTGGCTGTGACCGGTGCCCCTTTTATTTCTTTGGAATATCATAGTGCGTTCTCAGAACATTTCTGCTCAGTCCGAACTTTTTGAGCATCCGCTCCAAAAGCTCTTTTTCTTCCTGTGTGTAAGGGACATTCTTTTCACTGTGTTCGGCAAGATACTTTACCAGCTCCTCTTCCGAACTGATATTTCTTAAGCTCTCATCCATCAAACCGCTCCTTTATGTAGATAAATAAATCAGGATCTTTTTCTAATAATAGCTTCGGATTCTCAAAAAAGCAACGGTAACCCTCACTAAAATAATCCCACAACGCATCCGGATTCACATGCCCGTCTATTGTCTCGCCAAAATCAGAATATACACGTCCCTGGTACTCTGATACAAACCTCCTGTCTTTTATCCGCCGGATTGGTTTTACGAAAGTATCTTTGTCCCAGATAATGTCCTTCTCCGGATGCTCTGAAGCAATTTGTTCTATCAATTTGCGAAATTCCGGGGCCTCCCAGATATCAAGCAAATCCTCAAGCGCATGAGCAATCTCATGGACACCTTCGAAGCTTTCAAAATTGTCCGTGAGATAGATAGTTCGGTTTCTCGGATCGTAGAAAGAATTCGCCCCGGAAACTATCTCCAGCTCTACTCCTGCTGACTCCAGGAATTCCTGATGGCTTTCCGGAATCCGGCCAACTTCCTTTTCCAGCCGCTCCATAGTTTCTATGTTCAGCTTCTCCCAATTACGAATCGGCAGATATTCCGGACTTTTGAGCTCCTTTTTCCATTCCGCAGCCCTTCCTGCATATTGTTTCCTATTATTCAGATCAAGAGAATACTTTGCCAGCCTCTCGTACTTTGCCGCCTGTCTGGCCGCATACTGCCGCCGTGTCTCCTGGCTGTTTGCCTGTCCGACGGCCTCCAGCTCTTCCTGAGTCCAGGAATCATCTGCTGTGGAGACTCCAGGAAAATATGTTGTGTGGCTGTCTTTGCACCGGGGATGATACAGACCATGCTCAATAGCCTTGCTCATAAGCGGATATGGTCCGTCAGATTCTTTTCCGCCGCTCCACACATCATCAATCAGTACCTTCCCGCAGAACGGCAGACACTTCGGGCAGGGATTCCCGCGCTTGTTCACGATAACCGTCGAAATGCCCCACTCCTGTCTCTTCTCTCCCTCTCCCTGAAGATATGCTCTCTTGCTGGCCGTCCGGATGGCCATGTCCGCATAATCCGCAAGCGTATGCCGGGCGCCATTCTTATACTGCACGCAGTTCAGGCCTGCAGACAGGAAATCCTTTGTGGCCATATCTACAGCCTTCTCATAAGTGCCGGATCCGATGTTCGCATATACTTGAGCATTGAAAATGATTTTCCGGTACTGGTCATTGGCCATGCGCAGTACTGCCGTCTCAGCCTTCTCCATATCCGAGAGCGTCGCTTTAATCAGCGCATCCAGTTTCCGGTCATTGATACGGAAAAACTCTGCCGATGCTCCACGGCTCACCTTCTTTGCGCCTTTGAATCCCCTTTTTATGGCATTCAGGATCTGTATCTCCTGCTGCATTCCGCTCTCATCCCGGGCGGCGCGGATCAATGCTTCCAGTTTACTGTTGATGTTCTTGAATTTCTTTCCATACTTCTTCTGGTTCTTCTTTTTATATTCCTCCAGAAAACGGAGCTGCTCTGCCTGCCACTGTGCCCATTCATAACCCTCTTTGGCCTCCTCGGCCTTATGGCGTTTCATGTTCCGGATCATGGAAGCTGTCAGCTCATCCTCAATCGCTTCGAAAGCTGCGCCAATATCATACACATCATTTATCTTTGCCATTGGCATATACCTTAAATCCCTGGGCCCGGAACTGCCGGATCAGGCTCTTCAGCTGCGTCATACTGCTGCAGCGGTCGTGGCGCAGCTCTGCGTAATCGGCCTTCTCAACAGCATATATTCCAAAAGGCACCTGCTCACTGGCCAGCTCCAGCATTCCCTGATATTCCTTCCGGCTCATCCGGTACAGCCGCCTCGCCACCTTGACCCTCATCTGCGTCTCCTCCCTTCAGATTCACCTGAAAAGAGCCGGCAGCCTGATTGACTCCCGGTTCCTCCAGTTCAGCGATACCCTGCTCCGCCTTCAGGCGCGCCACTTCTTCCTTCTTCCAGTCTTCTTCCCTGCTGTCCCCGTAAAGTTCCTCCACCTGAGCCTCAATGCTCATGAGCGGAACCCCGGGGCGGGCCTTCGCCAGAGTCTCCACCTGGCTTTCGAAGGATGGATTGGCATACTCGCCGAAGGAAACATCCACTTCCACCTCTTCCACGGATTTCTTCAGAAGAATATTGTAGGCGTTTATGGTCACGCTCACCAGTTCCGGAAGTGTCTCCTGCAGAGCTCCTATGATGGCGTCCCTGGTATACAGCGTGGTTTTCTCCTTTTCCCGCTGCGCCTCGCTGTTATCCAGCTTCTTCACATCGATGCCAAGCGTGCTTGGGCTGATAATCCCCTGCAGGCACAGATCCAGCGCCGTGCAGTAGGAAGCCAGATAACTCTCATGCGGAATATCCGGCTGGTCCGTGTTGATTTTGTTCTCCGCCTTCTCAGACATATCGTTATCTGAGGCAAAATACCGGTTATCAAACGGATTCGGCCGGATCACCTGCCCCGTTTCCGGATCATGCGGCACCAGGCATTCCGGTATGTAAGACTTTGCCCGGCCTGCCCGCAGCGCATCCATCCACTGGCTCCACACTTCATCAAAGGCATCATAACAATCCAGCTTTCCGTCATAGATGGAACCGCCCCGGCCCTCATATTTTGATGACTCATATACCTGCAGAGGGACCGCCAGCATGATCTCCTTATCAAACTGCCAGTTTGTAAGAGCCTTGGTTTCCGGAATTACTCCCAGATCCACCTGTTCCCCATTCAGATACAGCTCATTGATGATATATCCATAACCGTACCGCTCATTCAGGACGTAAACTCCGGATCCGGATTTATACGGCGTCTTAAAGATAATCTCATGCACCCGGTCCCGCCGGCGGACAATCTCTATCCTCTCCCCCGGATACCACTCCAGAATCGGATATTCACTTATCTCGGTGTCTATCGTGACCTTGAAGGCACCGTCACCGATATACAGCACTTCTTTTAGGGCTTTCTCCAGCTTCTTCTGAAACCTGTTTTCCTCTGCAATCTCTTTCCAGAGCTTTTCGCGGCCAGCGTTCGTAAATCCGAAGTCATTCATATCCGTCAGCACGATAGCCGACAGCACCCGCACGATGAGAGCAGGAAGGCCGGTATGAATCTTTCTCATCTCCATGCCTGGCGTACACTTGCTGGCCCAGAACTTAAATTTGTCTGCCCCCTCCGGATTCTGCATATAGAGCTGCTCCAGCTCACTGCTGTCGCCCCGGTACCAGATCCGGTTCCGGATAGCGTTCGCCTCAAAGTCCAGAAGCTCATTGATCTGTATGTTGTACGGACTGGCCGGCACCACATTCAGCCAGCTGCGGACCGTCCGCTTGATGTTCTCATTCAACGTCGTCAGCCACCTCACTGTCTTCCATCCTTTCCACCGAAATCATTTCTTCTTTTCCTCCTCGAAGCCTATAAAGTTTTTGTATGGGATCCAGGAATACTGACCAGCATTCACGGTGTGGTCATTCCTGTCCTCGGGCAGGTCCTTATCTTCCTGCCAGCTGTACCGCTCCAGCTCCGACAGATGCTCCGTGCAGGTATCTACCACCAGATAGCAGTCCTGCTGAATCCAGCCGAGCTGCAGATTGATACGGTCCAGAATCTCCAGCTTCTTGTAAGCGTCCCAGAAATTATACAGACAGCCGTGCAGTCTTTTATACTTCCGGAGCTCTGTGATAGTGCCCTGGTCTGCATTATCAATATAGACATCTTTGGCAAAGCCCCATTCTTTCCGGCACTGCTCCAAGAAATCCACAAATTTCACAGCTGTGTCGCTGGGAGCCAGCGGCACGTCCAGGTCTTTATTGTTATACGCTCTTTCTGCCAGGGTGATCAGCTTCCTGTCTTCGGTGATGCCCTGAAAGAGCATCGCAATCGTATCCGGAGACTTGGCCGAGTAGGAAGTATCCAGGCCGGCTGAGAATTTCCGGAATTTCATTTTGCCCTGCTGCACCTGCTGCTTTACCCAAGCGGCCGAGACCACATGCCTTTTCCGGTCGAAATTCGGAAAGATAAGCCCTGTGGCTTTACCCCGCAGACCCTGGATTTTATTCTTCCAGATCTTCGTCCCTTTCGGCGTATTCTGGATGATCTGCTCCAGCTTTTCCGGAGGCAGGCCCAGGTTATGGGTAAAAGAAAAGAACCAATGTACCCAACCAGGTTTTGGTTCTTCCTTCAGCTCTTCTATGATTTCCTGGGGCGTCTCATCCGCCCATTCCGGCAGCGGCCGGGAATGATTGATATACTCCTCATACACCTCCAGCGCCGGATCATCGGGATTCAGCGTTGCCATCAGATAATCTGACCGCATGGCCGCCTCCCGGACAAAGTCGATGTCCGCGGTATTTATCTCATCGATGTACAGGCAGCCGTACTGGCCGCCCAGGGCATCCTTCCATTTGCGCTTATTTCCGTATCCTACTACGAAAATAATCTTGTCGCCGCCGGATGTATGGAAGAGCAGATGCGGCATCTTGTACTCTCCGGAGCCGTTGCCTTTATATTCTGCCAGGACTCCGAAATCATCCAGGATTCCCAGGTCCTTGTTGATGATATTCTTCTCGGCCGCGCCGGTATCATCCGCGGCCAGGATGTGCAGCTTCTTGGGACTCTCGGCCACCTTCAGCATGAATTTGAACAGGCCTACGGTTGTTTTTCCCGCAGCCGTGGTGCTAACCCTCCAAGAATTCTACTGGCGCATCACACTGCAGAAAAGCCTTGTACTTCTCTGACAACATCAATCTCTCAGAACTCATTGGATTGCATCACCTCCGTCCTCATAAGCCCACCTAAAACCATAGGCACTGTTGCACTTTTCTTGTATTATCCACCACCGCCGCGCATCTGCTGAATCAGGTCATCCAGCTTCGTCTTCTCTGTCTCCAGGCTTCCGGACAGCTCCACCTTATCTTTGAACATGCCCAGGTGTTTTCCAAGAAGCTCCAGAGCTTTCAGCTTATCTGCCATCTTGATCTCCCGCTCCAGGCCGTCTTCTCCGAAAGTCTTCACCTTTACTGACTGGATTGCAGCCGTGTCCTCCGGAGCTGCATCCGGCTTCAGCGTGGCTGTCTCAGCATCAATCACATCGCTTGCGTTTACAAAGGCAATCTTGGCCAGCTCCATGACCACTCTGTCGGCATTGACGCCAGTGCGGCGGGAACGTTCCGCCATAGCCTTTGCGATACGCGCCTGAATGTCAGGTTTCGTCAGGTTTTCACTTCCGATAGACTTTGCCGTGTCTGGGCTGTAGCCGGCGCGAATGGCGGCCTGAGTGGCGTTCAGATCTATCAGGTATTCTTCTATAAAGCGTTTTTGTTTTTTGGTCACTCAGGCTCACCTCCTTTGATTTTGGGCAGAAGAAAAAGCACCTGCCGTGAGGTGCTTTTCTTACTACTTTTCTGGGAACTATTTAGCACTGTTACTCCAAGCTGTACTTTGCGCTTTTCCCATTATGGTGGAACAATTTGTATTGAGCCTTCTATTCATTGAGCCCTTGTTTAATACATTTCTGGGGATTTTTTCCGTATTACTGATTCCCAGCAAAGAATAAATCCTATCAATCTCCTGATGTTTGTTTGCCATTTTTAATCCCTCCATAGTATATATTATAAATGCAATACTTATAGTATTCAACTACTAGAGATGATTTATTACGGCTTTTCCATTTTGACTTTCGATGATTTTTACGGAATCTGTTCCACTCAGCGTTAACATATAAGCATGATGAACACTTAAAACTGCATCCTGTAACCTATCATCTTCCTCTAACGCTTGTATTTTTAATCCTATATTTTTACAAAAATCTATATTGAAATGCCTACCATGAGTTTTTGAATCATCGTGCTCATTCAATTTTGAAACGATTTCATTCACTTTAGTAATATCTTCATTCTCAAACATGCATGTGCTAAGCCATTCTCTAAGAAGAGTATCTGATAATTGAATAGCATCTATGGCTGTCTTTAAAAATGCAGCTGGGTACTGTTGTAACTTTATCGCCCAATACTGAGTATTCTGCGGATTTTCTGCCAAATCCTTTTTAGCCTCTTCAAATTCCATTTTAATATTATACGCTGGTATCCCATTAAATTGTGGATCAACAGGCCCTAAGCTAGATTGATTACCCATAATAATTACTCTGGCAGCACAAGCCATCATGGTCCCTGCAGACATCGCTATCTGCGGCACTATAACCCTTATATTATTATTAAACTTTTTACGCAAATAATTTATAATTGCCTCCGCAGCTGCTGGAGAGCCTCCAGGTGTATGAAGCAGTAAATCCAAACCTTTATTACAATCCATCCCTTTCAAGGCATTCATAAATCCAGTCATATCCAAGTCATTGATATCAATATTAGACGCATTTGGCTTGTCTAAAAACGAAGAATAATACGCAATAGTATTTCTACCTGTATATTCTGACAATTTTCGTAAGTATTTTCTTCTAACAAAATCTGATTGAGACATAGTTTCGTTTAACTCTTTTAATACATCATCCCAGCCTGCCATAACATATCCCCCTTTATTTTTCCATATTATACCACAAAATTCGACAAGAGGAAACACCCCATATACTCTACGGGGTGTTTTCTCAAAAAATGTTATTAGGGGGATGGCAGTCTTCGCGTTTCCGCCGGCGCACTGCCTGGACCGATTCAGCAGCCAGGCTGTGACACCTGGCCGCCGTATCATGTTTAAGAGGAGATTTATAATAACTCACAGACATCTGCCGTCTGGGGCCCTCGCTGGGTTCCCTAAGTATTATTATAGCGGCGCATTTGGTGCATTTGGTGCAACTTTTAAAAAATTATCAATTTTTCTACCCACTGTACTTTTATCCATGTGCATTTTCTTCGCTATCTGCCTATAAGTCTCCCCATCAATAAAGTACATCCGGAATATCCGCCGCGTCTGACTGTCCGGAATATCCTCTACCCATTGCTCCGTCTCTTCACAGTCATATCGGAGCTTTGCCAGACGAGTGCTGTATTGCGCCCGGAGCCGCCGATATTTTTCATAATCGTACCCTATCACCGCCTGCGGTCTGGGAAATCCGGTGGAATAATCAAATATTGTGCTATTCCCGACCAGACTGTCTCCCTCCCCCAGATGTTCCAGCTTGTACCGTAGCTCCCGGATCTCTTCCTTCTGGCTCAGGTACCGTTCCAGCTGTTCTCTCTCCATCGTCACCATCTCCTCTCCAATTCATACATGTCCGTCTAAGCTCCTGCTGCCACTAAGGCTTCTTCACCCTTCCATCCTTTCATCTGTCTCACTGCTTGAAATACGGGCATTTTCCCCAATCACCATCCACCGCATACTCACAACTTTCAGCAATACACACTTCTCCAACATAATCTGGATGGCCGCATGGCTTCGGGAAGTCCGGGTACAATAAATTCTGGCACCCCATAATCCTTGCCATATCTGGACCCCAATATTTAGGCTCTCCATCCGACGCATAGTGCCTGATACTTTCTGGGATTTCCTCTTTCTCGCTATAAAGATCAACTGTCGTAGGGATCACACCAAAATTTCTTACATAATATCCGCTTTTCACGCCATTTGTAATATACCTTATATCAACGCTCATCTTTATCCTCCTTGTTCGCTAAATCCTAAATTTGCTCTATAACGCTTTGCGCATCAATAATGTACCCGTATACTTCGTCGAGCATCTCGATATACCCTGTCATCTCCTCTCCCTTTTCTCCGTATCGGAAATTTCGGGAAGGTTTTCAAGTGATTCCTCCTCTTCACTTTTAACCGCCTCAATAATGTCTTTGATTTCATCGATTTTTTCAAACGCTATCGTGAGCTTTTTTCTCCGTTCTCTGTTCATTGTTTTCCTTCTTTCCGCAATTCATCTGCAATTTTTACAATACTCTCCTTCTTCTTGATGGATAGGAGCTCCACATAGAATACATGTTTTTATATCTATCAACGGGCACCAAGTCGGATAATTAAATTTCCCTTTTTCTCGCTGAGAAATCAGTTTTTGCTTGACTGCTGGATTTTGGCAATACTCTTTTCCGGCCTTTAATGCCCCCTTTCGGGTTCTTTTATCAATCGCGCCGACATTTTTTATATGATACTGGCATGTCATACAATTTACCACTTTTCTCCTCCTTTCTCCGGCCCCGTAGGGCCGGAACTGTCAATCGTGTCCATGGTTGCAAAATCCGATTCGTGATATATTATCGGAGGCGCCAATCCCTCCGGAATGGCTTATGTGTCCTGCTGCCGATGCGGCGCCAGCTCCGTTCCATCGAAGGCCGGCCGGCGGAAAATTTCCCGTGCACGACGCGTCAGCCGGTCGTTCCGCTCTGCCATAGCTGCCATAAGCTCCATCTGCTTTTCATCCGATAGCTTTAATGCGTGCCTCTCTTTCGTGTCCTTTCTCTTTTTCATATTCTCTTTTCCTCAAATATAATTCTGGCCAAAAACTTCTATGAATTTCTTGTGTCCATATCTCTCTTCGAAAGCCTGCTGCCCCTGAGCCTCTAAAATTCGCCGGTTCCTCTGGTTCTGATGTACCGCATCCAGGCTCTCCCGGTGATGCCGAAGACAAAGGTAAACTTTCAAACCATATTCTTCTGACAGCTGGCGCTGGTGCGCTGAGAAGAATACATGATGCTCCTCCCTGTACCCGCAGGGCCTCCAGTTATCTTCCAGCAACGCGCAGAGATAGCAATACCCTTCTTCTTTCTTCTGCATAATACTAGCCGGGTGGCTGCGACGTTTCTTTTTCTGCGGGCCAGCCTTAGGAAACATCAGGCCGCTCATGATTCATTTTCCCAATCCGCGATTGTCATCTGTCCTTCCAGCTCCTCCTGTTCACTCTCTTTGATGTCCATGAGCCTGTCCATCAGCGCCAGGAGCTTTCTGGCCGCCGCATGAGCAGTACGGACATCTCCAGTTTCTATCGGAGCTATCGTTACAGTTTTCACCCTCGCGCGGATCTCTTCGGTCAGCCCTATAATTTGCCTTCGTATCTGCCTTTCAAGCTCAGATGCCATTGGTTCCTCTTCCTGCTTAGACTCCTGCTGACCTTCCGGCACCTTCTCGGGCTGGTAATTGCTCCCCTCTATGCATTCCTCACACACTGACGCATACGCGAGTTTCTTTGCCTGGCTTTCCGGATGTGCAAAACGGCATTCCTGACAATGCTCCGCGACCGCTGAATCAACCTCCGCTTCAGTATTTACTGTATCTCCCTGACTTTCCGTTGCGACATCGCAACAGCTTTCCGGTTCTTCTCTTCCGGCCGGCTGGGCTTCTCCCGCCGTGCTCTCTCCTGCTGTCTCTCCCTCCGGCGCCGCTTCGGCTTCCCGCTCGCTGGCGTCCTGCTGCCTCTCCGGCTCTTCTCCAGTTCTTTCAGGATCTGCTGCATGCTCTTCTGTTCCATCTTCCTCTTCTCCTTCTGTTATCAGTTCCGGCTTTTCCGTTATTGGTTCCGGTTCATTCATTATCGGCTCTGGCTTTTTCACTTGCGCCGGCGCAATTTTCGGTTTTTCCTCCGGTATCTCCGCTTCCACGGAAATTTCCGGCTCCCTCTGTCCCGGGAAGGACTCTCCATATACCTCTTCCCAGACCTTTTCCGGATTCGCAATGGCTTCCCGGCCATAAACCCGGAATATCTCATCAAGCAGGGCACTCCAAGTCACCGTTTCCCTCTCCAAAGTACGCACATTCTGGATTTCTACATCCCGGTCCATCCCCTGGATGCTGATCATCAGCTTCCCGACTCCCCGGAGACGGACCATCAGTACCGCAGAGCCGGAAGGCGCCAGAATGTCCATTGCCGCCTCTTCCTGTTCGGTCAATTCATCCTTTTTCAGCGCCTGCATCATTTCCAGATATTTTTCGGGATTATCATAGAAATACTGCTTCATAGCCCGGGCCGGAAGGAACAGTTCAGTATCCTGCTGTCCTTCCAGCATTACCTCAAGGTCTGTGATTTTCTTTTCTTCAGCAATCTCCCGCTTTACATCCCGGATTTCCTCCCGGGAAAGCTCCGGAGGAATAGCATCTGCCAGCTGCTCCGGAAGCGTCAGCATCTCTGCCAGTTTGGTCATGCCATATCCTTGATATCTCTCCTGCAGGCGGTCAGAATACCCTCCCTCTGAGTACCGGTCATTAATGGCAATGAACCGGCTCACGTAAGTCTCAGTCAGGTTATATTCCGCAGCAGCAAACTCTGTCACACTCTTATATCCGGATTCCTTCAGGATGTCTGTATCTCTGGCCTGTTTCAGCAGATAACCGGCCCGGACAAATCCTTCGCTGATTCCTGTAAACGTCTTGTCAAGTTCCCGCTTAAAATCACCGTATGTCGCAATTCTCTGTAATTCTTCCATTCCGTTCTCCTTATACCGCTTCCATGAAATCTTCCATCAGGCCCTGCAGAACCCGTGTATTGTTCTTTGCCTTCAGCTCCTCGATGTTCTCTTCCCGCTTCACAGCGCTGATTCTGGCCCGTTTTCTGTCCTCCTCGCTCATCCGGCGCTTCAGCACCTGCTGCCATTCCCGCAGGAAGGGACGGATCTCTTCAATCTCCGGTTCTTCGTCCAGGTAACCTCGGTGCTGCCGGATGGTTCCTCCCGGCTCCACCTCAATTGTATAATACGGCTTGTCCGGCTCCTCTGCCCGGCGCAGGAAGCAGATATACGTTTCATGCTGCTTGATGCGGTCAAAATACCGGTCCGATGAGCCAGCGCAATGATGAAGGGCTCGGCCTTCCAGTACAATGTCCACGCAGCGCCTGGGAACTGTGATGATATATTGCTCAGAAGCATATTCATACCTTTCCCGGATCTCCTGCATCACTTCTTCTACACCGGGGAAACGGGCCGCATATTCGTCTGCAGTAATCTCCGCCTCCCTCTTTTCGATTTCCCGCACCGCTTCATCGTGCCTGCGCCTCAGTTCCCTCGGCCGGTATATCATCTCATCCGCAGTATCTTTTTTCAGCCTCTCACACATGCTTATGTAGTCCTCATACTGCGAAACCACCTCTTTTGCGCTCTTTCCCTTGTATGACTCCCGGCGCTGGCGCTCTATATAGTTCATTGCCTTTTCCGGAGACATCTGGCGCAAAAGTGCTTTCATTTTCTTTGGCTCCAGCTTATTTTCATCCAGCCAGAGGATTACCCGGTCGGAAAGGCGGCTGTTTTCCTGTTCTGACCAGCGCATCCACTTCACCATCAAACTTCCTCCGTCCAGCTCCCGGATTCGGTTGATTTTCTGCCGGTTCTGGATTCCAAAAGCCTTCTCTATCCTGTTCTCCAGCTGCATTGTTCCATCGTATTCTCCATTCCAGTAATATATTTTCTCACTCTCTTCCCGGAGTAGCCTATAAAACCGCCCCTTAAACAGCATCTCTATAAGTCCTGGAAGCAGTTCATCCCGCGATGCCATCAGCCGGTTATACTGTGCGCAGACTCCTGCTGCCGCCATCTGCTCAAATACCCGAGTCCACTGTTCGTAGCTGGTATTCTTCAACGCTTCCCGGATTCCTCCGTCATACAGGTATCCGGCCGAAGTGCTCCTATTCATCGAATTGCCGCGGTTATCAAAATTTCCTTCCGTATAATGCGGATTCTCAAAATCCCAACTACGATCAGTCTGGCTGTAATATATATCACACCGGAGTTTTTCGTACCGTCTGCACTTCGGTCTGAACAGCGTAATCCTCATAGCTTCCGATAATCTTACATGTCTTCCCCCTGCATCCCAGGAAATCCCCACATCAAAATGCCGGGCCACGCCCATTTCCTCATCCATAGGCTGTATCAGGCAGAAATGTGTCAGTATTTTTTTCCTGTCCGTGCGGCGTACCGCCTGGCAGGTCTTGCCACATCCTGGGCATACAGCATTATCCCCATGCCGCACCCTTCCCCCGTCACTTCGTTTCAGCTTCTTTTCCGGAATCCGCTTTCCACATGCAGTACAGCTCCAGGCTGCCTTTTCCTTGTCCAAAAAGAAATATGCCTTGTCCCCTGCTGCCTGCCTGGAAATCCAGTCCTCAATTCCTCGTGGGATCTCCGGCACCTTCGCCATAACAGCCTTTACTCGGTCTCGTCTCCGGAATTCTTTGCGTTCCCGGACGTCTGAAGAATATTCTCTTTCCCTTGAGTCAAGCAGCTGTATAACATCATTCCTCCAAGATTCTTTTTTCAGCATTGTACTGATCAGCTCTCTGTCTTCCTGTCTGTCGAATGTAACTTCTCTTTCATACAGATATCCGCTGTAATAGGCAAGCTTCTTCCCATCGAAAATACCCTCAAATTTTCTTCCGTTCCACCCGCCTGCTGCCATGTCCAGGGCCGCATATTCATAGCTTCTGCTGTCCATGCAGTACCGGGCCAGCAGTTTCCTGTCCTGAAAGATATTCAGGATCAGGATTTCTCCTGCAGCCTGGGCTGTGACAATTTTCCCCTTCTTCCTGGTTTTCCTCGGCTCCGTCTGTTCAACCAATTTCCTCTTCATCATCCACCTCAATCAGATTTCTCTCTTCATTTATCGTCCACCATTTCCCGGCCTGCTGCCCGTCCGCCGTAAACAGCTTCGCCGCCGCAATCCATCCCGGCTCCGGCTCCAGAATCATCCCCAGGACCGCTCCCTCCGGGCCTTTCACTTCCGGCCGGGGCCCGCGGGCAATAGCAATGCACTCCGGTCCTGCTGCCTCTGCAGTATTTTCCTGCACCCTGACACAATGCCTGGCCTGCTGCCATCCCTGCCGCATCGGATGCTGCACCATATACATCATCCCGTAACCTGCCAGCTTCCGTACCGTCAGCTCCTCCAGCAGAGTAATTTCTGTACAGGAGATCCGGTTCTGTTCATCCTCGTCGATGCTGCCCCCGGCCTCCACCCGGAAATGCCGGTTCCCGCCTTCCAGTGGGAAGTATGCCAGGCAGTCAAATGGATTCTCCGTGCAGTGCCATCCCTGCCGGCCTGTCTTGCTGCTTTCCTCCCG